ATTTAGATAATGTAGAAGAAAATAATAAAAGTGATTTAGGTCTTGCTGGAGCTGCTTATAACAACAGTATTAATTTTGTTCGGGATAATACAAAGTGGCTTGAAGAATATAGGGGTAGAGTTACAGATGAAATGATGGCGTACTCCAACGATGAAATTAATATGGGAGAAGTAGCTTTACGTACAGTGGGCGAAGCTGGGAGGGCTGTGGGTGATGCAGTTGGACACTATCCTGGTCAAGTAGCAAAAGCAGCGTACAATAATATGCGCCCAGAGACTCAAAAGTTTCTAGCTGATGGAGCAAAAGATATAGCTCAAGGTGTAATGGACACAGACGCAGCAAAAAAAGCTATGCAACTTGCTAAAGAAAACCCTCGTATGGCTAAAAACTTAGGGTCTTTAATTAGTGCCTCAGAACTTGTTATGCCTCTGCGAAGTATTGCAGGTACGCCTGAGTTTGTAAATGGTGTTGGTCATAACTTTAACACATTAGTAAAAGGGTTTTATAGTGACAATCCTATTGATAAAGTAACAGGAGTTTCTAATAATCTTACAGAAGGTTTAGGGGACGCATTGCTTACTCCATTTAGTGCAAGCCGTCTAAGTCAGAGGGAAAACCTAAACCAAGGACAAGTAAGAATAAACGAAATGACTAGTCCAGACACACCACATTTAGATGCTCAGGGTTCTATTATGGCTTCATCCATGATGAACGCGCAAGAAAAAGGCATAAACAATTTAGCTGACGATGTTATATCTAATCTTCCTTCCGTTAAAGCATCAATCAACGTACACACAACTTTACCAGATGCACCTTCAATTAAAGCAGGCTTGCAGTCTGCTAATGGACCAGAAGTTCCTCCAAATATAATGGATGATATGTTTGGAAGAATACAACAAACCATTAAAAATGAGGACGGCACATGGGGTGTAACAGATGTTGTTGAAAAAGGATTGCTGTCCAAGACAGGATTTGAAGGGTTTGCAAAAACAATGTTTAACGTGAAAAAACCAGACCCTAAAAAAACACAAATTATAGTTAGAAACGATGACATGAATATGGCGGCTATGGGTCGAGAAGCGGCGGGTGACGCTGCTAATATGGGTTCAAGCGTTGTAAAGCGAATGAAAAGTTCTACTCACACAGAAAGTTTTGCAAAAAGTATTGGTAAAACAACTAATGAGTTAACTCCTGAAGATTTAACATTGTTTTTACAAGAAACAATAGCTTTTGAGAAAAGTAACTGGGGAAGAAGTGCTGTTACAAAAGAAATTTTAGGAAAAGAACGAACTCTTTTAAACGACACAAGAATGCAATCAAATTTACCTGATGACGTTAAACGTAAAGACTTAACTGAAAAACAAAAAAATGAAGGAAAAACAAAAGGCGAGGTACTAAAACCAGCAGAGGCGTATGACATATATAGACAAGCAACTAACCACGTACATCGTAGCAAAGATAAAATTCAAGCACTTGCAGATAAGAAGGGTGTAGCTATATCTGAACTAAGTGCAGACGATTTAATGGCGGCTACAAGAAAGCCGCTAGCTAAAAAACCCACTAAAGCTCAGATTGCATCAGGTAACATACCCGACAGGGCGGGGCTATCAAAGAAACAAGCATTGATATACATAGAAGGACAAAAAAACGTAAAACAAATACAAAAAAGCAACAACGCACAGTTGGGTAAAGATGGCATAATACGTTACAAGACCTCTTACAACTCACAAGAACGCGAATTAGGCGGTGTTGGTCTAATAGTTTCTTTTGATACAAAAACTAACACAGGGTACTCAGTAGCTATTGATGGACACAATATGTTTGGGGCTAATCCTGTTAAAGGTGATAGCTTGTTTACGTTGACTGAGGTTCAAACATTTGGAGTTGGCAGTAACGCTGGGGGAATACCAAAAAGAGTAAGACAAACAGGAGAGCGTGGTCCTTCTAACCAACAACAAATAATTGATGCCGCAGCAAGAAAAACAGAAGAACTAACTGGAGTGCGGAGAGGAACTGCTCCTCGTAGCTTACAACATCAGCCCGGAGGAAAAGGAACTCCGATGATAGATAATACAAACGTAGAACCAGAAGGTTTACTGGAGTACGGCAAAAGAGCTATTTCAGCAGTAGCTGATAGACCCGCAACAGGACGACATAAAAGACAAGCGGCGTACAACCAAGCGGGATTATTAAGTGGGCTAATGGAGCCAATACAAAGCAACGATGAGGATTTTGTGTCAACGTATTCTCCTCCACCTAACTTTATGGGTAAAGGAGGGTATTAATGAGTATAGCAACCGCAATTGTAGGCACACTAGTAGACCCTATCTCTAATCTATTGTCTGAATTTATTGTAGACAAGGATAAGCAAGCAGAAATATCGTACAAGATAGCTACGATGGCTGAACAGAACGCACACGCACAGGTGATAGCCCAGCTTGAGATAAATAAAGCTGAAGCCTCTAGCGAATCCCTTTTTAAAGGCGGCTGGCGTCCCGCCTGTGGCTGGTTAACTGTCTTTGCACTGGGTATCAACTACGTGGTTATACCGATGGGAGGACCGATTGTAGAGGCTTACACGCCTATTATCATGCAGCCCCTAGATATGACTGTCATGCTTCCGTTACTAATGGGTATGTTAGGGCTAACAGGCGCAAGGACACTAGAGAAAACTAAAGGAGTGGCATCACGATGAGCGACCAGTTTGATTACGAAGGGAAAGATGGGTTAGCTAGAGACTTAGCTAAACTAAAGTCAGAGTTTAAATACTTGTACCACCCTGCTATGCGGGGGCCTTGGCAAGAGCTGAAGGATGCAAGGTTAAAAGATAAAATCCATAAGATTACTAACCTGCACGTAGAGTCTGCTAGAGCAGCCCCGTACTTCTGGGGCCACGTTACTATGGTGCTGGCTTCTGTTAACACTGTAGCATGGATTGCCGCGCTGCTGTATGTATGGGAACTACATGGATGATTCCGGTGAACGCAGTGAGTAAAACTGTAGAAAATGCAGTTTTGGTAACGCAGCCTGTTGTTTATGGTGTTGCCGCAGGGACAGTGTTGGGCTTACAACTCAATGAATGGATAATGTTAGGTACAGGAGTCCTTCTTATTATGAATTTAGGACTTGCTGTAACTAAGGTATATTCAACTTATAAAACATTGAAAAAGGGAGACTACGATTAATGGCACAGCTTTCACAATACTTTAAACGCTCTGAGTTCGCTTGTAAGTGTGGCTGTGGCTTTGATACCGTAGACTCCATCCTTTTAGAGACTCTGGAAGCCGTCAGGCTCCACTTTAAAGTCCCTGTTACCATTACGTCAGGTTGTCGCTGTCTTGCTCACAACGCCGCTGTAGGTGGCGCTAAAGCCTCGCAGCACACGCTTGGGAGAGCGTCTGACGTACAACTTAAAGGTATACCCCCTTCTGAAGTAGCTGACTACGTAGAGAGTATAGGTGTATCGGTAGGCAGGTATCCTAATTTTACGCATCTTGACTCTCGCTCTGGTCAGCCGAAACGATGGGGTCAGAACTAGGCGTTACTACAGCGCCTAATGCCTGCATTACTGCTCCGAAAGCCTCAATCTCCGAAGGGCTTAAAGTAACTCTCTGTAAAAACTGTGCTGTTGCTTGTGCTATTTCTGGTGTCATCGTCATTATCTATTACCCCCGTTACCCGCAATTACGCCACGCTCTTGACGCGACTTTAGTTTTTTAATGTTGTAGGTAGCTACTTCTTCCAAAGTAATACCCATGTCTGTCAGTAGACTGCACAGGTTCCACAGGACGTCCCCTGCCTCTGCGACAACCTCTTGCCTGTCAGGGTCACCGTCATCCCCCCGCAACCACGGCTTAATGAATATGTCGGCTAACTCTGCTGACTCTACCATCAGTGACGCTATCGGATAGATAGGGTCATCGTAATTAGCAGTCTCCGCTGCCATCAATTGATACTCATTTAAATATAAACTTTTCATAGGTACATACCTCCGGTTATGGTAATTCGCAACTGCCACCAGCACAGGCTAACTCTTGTGAGCCTAGTGTGGAGTCGCTGTTGTGTTCAAAGGACGCCTGTTCTTCCCAGTTGAAGACTGGCATTTCCCCCGAAAGCTGATTATATTTATCCTGGGTAATCTCTTGGTACGGAGCCTGCTGGTATACGCCCCCGTCAAATGGTAGCAGTGAGATGCCTGACATTACATCAAAGTTCTCCCACATCCACGCAGCTACCTGTAGAAACTCATTATCTT